CAGGAACAAGAATGGGATTACGATAAAGCACGGGAGATGCTTCGTGGCAAGGCAATTGTCTTCTGTATGCCAGGTCGCGGATGCTCCTTTACCTTTCTGAAGAATTTCGTACAACTCTGTTTCGATCTGGTACAAATGGGTGCCTCGATTCAGATCTCTCAAGACTACAGCAGCATGGTGAACTTTGCTCGTTGTAAGTGTCTTGGTGCAAATGTTCTTCGTGGACCTGACCAGATTCCCTGGGATGGCAAACTGAAGTATGACTACCAGTTGTGGATTGACTCGGATATTGTCTTCAACACCGAGAAGCTCCTCCAGCTGGTTCTGATGGAGAAGGATATCGCTGCTGGTTGGTACATGACTGAAGACGGTCGTACTACCTCTGTAGCACACTGGTTGGATGAAGGAGACTTCCGTAACAACGGTGGTGTCATGAACCATGAGACTGGTGAAACCATGACGAAGCGTAATAAGCCCTTCACGGTCGATTACACTGGTTTCGGATGGGTTCTGATTAAGCATGGCGTCTTCGAGAACGAGGGTATGAAGTATCCTTGGTTTGCTCCTAAGATGCAAGTCTTCGAGTCTGGCGAAGTTCAGGATATGTGTGGAGAGGATGTAAGTTTCTGCCTCGACGCTATCGAAGCTGGCTTTGAAATCTGGTGCGATCCTCGTATTAGAGTCGGTCACGAGAAGACAAGGGTTATCTGATGACTCAGGCAGTATATACAATCCTTATCGATGGTAAGGAAGCATTTACTGACCTCACAGAAGACGAATTCTGTGATAAAATGATGGACCTCGCTCAAGAGTTTTACGAGAGCGGGGTTCCTCACCCAGACACTGTATCTCATAAAGTATTGAAGTCTTATGGCAAAGATTAAGCAATCTCTTCTTGGTAAGAAACTCATTGAGTCCAAACCGAAAAAAACTCGGCAGGGACAAGGACAGCATACAAAATACGCTGCTACCAGTCGTAACTCGGCTCGTAAGCGTTATCGCGGACAAGGAAACGGATGATTGAAGGAGATCTTCGGCAGTGGATTAAAGAAATCTCTACAAAGAGACCCGAACTTAGCGGTTTTGCAATCTGTCCATTTGCTGAAGGTGCTTCTTACAAGATAATTAAGTCAAAAATCGGCGGCGTTGCTCCCATTGAGGGATGCGATGTCGCTATTTTTGTTGTAGAGGACCATCTTACATCCCAAGAATTACGATCCTGGCGCGAAAAACTCGATAAAACCTACCCAGAATACGAATTTTTGGAAGATGGAATGGATGAACCCACCTTTTTACTCGGGTTTCAGACAAATTTTGGCGGCGCAAACCTCATGTTAGTCCAAAAAAGAGACTATCTTCAGAAAATGAGGGCAATTTTAGAGAAAACTGACTACTATTCTATGTGGGATCCAGAGGTTCTAAATAAAATTAAGGGATAGCAACCCCTTTAAAAGTTCTCAAACGAACTTTTGGAGGGCAAAATGTCTAATCATCCTGTTCCCGACCATAATCGCGATATGATGCGGGAAGATTTTGGTACAGAATATCTGATCAGCGACCCCAACTCGGATAAAATCTTAAGAGAAGTTGTTGGGGATCATAAGCACGACCTAAAAAGACAGACTTTACTCCATGAAGAGATTCGTAACGATGCGGATTACGACGATTGGGAGTATGGTACTGAACCAAGTTACGGAAAAGACTATAAATAATGGCGTTATGTACTGCCAATTTTGATGGCGAAGAGATCTAAGCGAGATTTTAAGGACATCTCCCTCTCATTTAAGCCTCATCCCGTCACAGGTGATGTAATGGCGATCAAAAATGAGAAGGCGATTCAGCGTTCTGTGCGAAATCTTGTGCAAACGGGTCTCACTGAGCGATTTTATAGCAATTTGGGCACTGATATTTTTGGAAGTCTGTTCGGATTTGTCGATTATGCCACTGGAGGCGTAATTGCACAACAAGTTCTTGATGTGTTAAACACTGCTGAACCCAGAATAGACAAAGTAAATGTAAATGTGGACCCCAGACCTGATGATAATGAGTTTGAGGTCCGTGTTTCTTACACAATTTCGGGAGAAAGTCCAGTAGCTCAAAATTATTCGTTCATCGTAGAGGCAACAAGGTAAAAAAATGCCCGTAAGTAACTTTACAAACCTAGATTTTAACCAAATTAGAGAGCAGATTAAGTCTTACTTAAGAGCTAACTCTGATTTTGAGTCTTTTGACTATGAAGGTTCTAACATGTCGATTCTTATCGACATTTTGGCGTATAATACTTACATTTCGGCATTCAATGCCAACATGGTCGCCAACGAAACCTTCCTGGATTCGGCAGCACTAAGAGAAAATGTTGTTTCTCTCGCAAGAAACATTGGTTATGTACCAAGATCGCGTAAATCTGCAAAAGCGATCATTGATTTTGACTTTAAATTCGATGGAAACAGTAATAGTGTTACTCTGAAGAAGGGATTACTCGTTGTAGGTAAGCAAGCTAACACTTCTTACACATTTTCTATCCCAGATGACATCACTGTAACCAGTCCTATCGATGGTGGATCCTCTACATTAGCAAATCCACCACGAACTGCAAAGTTTAGAAATATTTCCGTCTACCAAGGCACCCTTTTAAAGAAGACTTATACTGTTAATGGCAGTTTAGACCAAAGATTTATCCTCGACAACTCATTTGTTGACTCTGAGAGCATTAGAGTCTTTGTCAGGAAGTCTGGATCATCGTCTGGACTGGAATATTCTCGTGTAGACAATATTGCATCTGTCACAGGTGGGTCAAATATCTACCTCATCCAAGAAGTTAAGGATGAGAGATACGAATTACTCTTCGGTGATGGTCTTTTTGGTAAAAAGTTAGATAATGGTGATACCATCGAAGTCAGTTACATTGTAACTGATGGAAAGGATGGAAATGATGGCAAATTCTTCTCGTTCTCTGGAACGCCCGTCAGTGACGCTGGAACGCCCCTTGCCTCTTCAGTGACTCCTACCATCACAACGATCCAAACTGCCCGTGGAGGGGCAGATATCGAGCCCGTAGAGTCAATTAAGTACATCGCTCCAAGAATTTACTCATCTCAGTACAGAGCAGTTACTTCTAGAGACTATGAAGGCATTATTGCAAGCATTTTCCCAGAAGCAGAGTCAGTATCTGTTGTTGGTGGTGAAGAATTAGATCCTCCAGAGTTCGGAACAGTTGTAATTAGCGTAAAACCCAGAAATGGTACATTTTTGTCCGACTTTTCCAAAGAACAGATTTTAGCGGGTCTTAAAAAGTACTCGATTGCGGGAATTAACCAAAGAATCGTTGACCTGAAGGTCCTCTACCTAGAATTGGATGTTTATGCGTACTATAACTCTACATTGAGCAGTGATGTTGAGGGATTGAAGTCTCAAATCACAAATGTTTTATCAGAATACGGAAAATCTACTAATTTGAACGCATTTGGAGGAAGATTCCGCTATTCAGAAGCACAATGTATCGTAGATCGCGCAAATAAGGCTATTATGTCTAATATTATGCGCGTAACGATGCGGAGAGACTTAAAACCCATCTACAATGCGTTCTCTCAGTATGAATTATGCTTTGGAAACGCTTTCCATGTTAATACTAAAGGAAAAAATATTAAGAGCACAGGATTCCGCGTCAAAGATAACAATGATCTATTGTATTTCACAGATATTCCAAATGATGACTTAGAAACTGGAAATCTTGCCGTAATTAGACCATCTTCTGTTGATGGTACAGAACCAACAGTTATTATCTCTAGTGCAGGAACTATCGATTATAAAAAAGGTGAAATTTTAATCAATACAATCTATTTTACAGAATCTGAATTATCTTCAGGTATTATTGAAATTCAAGCGTATCCAGAATCCAATGATATCATCGGATTGAAGGATTTGTACTTACAATTAGATATGTCAAATAGCAAGATAAATATCGTAAGAGACACTATTTCCTCTGGCGAACAAATCTCTGGAATTGGATATAATGTCACCTCTAGCTACTCTAATGGTTCTATTATTAGACAGAAAGGATGATCGAAACATATAGCCCACTTTCAGCAAGAGTAAAAACATACCAGGTAGTAGGTGATCAACCTCCAGAGTTTGCTGTTACTGAAAATCCGCTTTTGGCGGATTTTTTGAAGCAATATTACATCTCTCAGGAATACCAAGGTGGTCCTGTAGATATTGCTGAAAATATTGATCAATATATCCGAATTGATAACTTAACTCAAGAAGTTATTGGCGGAAATGTTTCGCTGGCGTCTAGTATTAGTGCTTCTGACGATACTATCAATATTACTCCCAATACAAAGGGATATCCTCAAAGATGGGGTCTTTTAAAGATCGGTAATGAGATTATTACATATACCGACAAGACTGAGACATCTTTTACGGGATGCGTAAGAGGATTTACTGGAATTACCTCTTATGATAACAAACAACCAACAGTAGAGAGCACTGTTGCAGGATCTCATGAATCTGGAACTTCTGTACAAAATTTAAGCGTACTTTTCCTTCAGAAGTTCTATGACAAGTTAAAGGGGATGTATGCGCCTGGTTTGGAAGGCGTAGACCTCTCTCCCACTCTGGATGTTAATAATTTCATCAAAGAAGCTAGAAGTTTATACGAATCAAAGGGTACTGACCAATCCTTCAAAATTCTATTCAAAGCACTTTTTGGATTAGAACCAAAAATCAATGATCTGGAGCAATTCCTGATCAAACCCTCATATGCAAATTATTTGCGTAGAGAAGAGTTTTCAGTAGAGTTAATTTCTGGAGATCCATTCAAAGCAGTTGGTAGAACTCTCTTCCAAGACGCTGATCCCAATAATCCACTAATCCAAGCAGCTAGTGGTCCTATTTCAGAAGTTTCTAGCATTAGAGACAATTTTTATAAAATTTCAGTATTTGTTGGTTACGACGAAAACGACTTAATTACTGGTCAATTTAGAATTCCTGGAACAACCAAGAATATCGGTCAAATTGGACTAGGAGCTTCTGTTGTCACAGTAGATTCTACAATCGGATTCCCTCAAGAGGGCGCGATTGAGATTGGGAGAGCAACTGATACATTCTATCAGCAACTGAATTATACTAGCAAAACGGTTAATCAATTTATCGGAGTAACTACTACAACGATTGACATTCCATCAGCATCTGATGTCTTTGCTCCAAACACTGTTTATAGTTTTGAAGATAATGCTGGTAAAAATAAGGTTGTAATGCGTATTACGGGAGTTTTATCTAACTTCCGTACTAATGATGCTTTGTTTGGTCTGAAGAATGATTCCCAGATCAAAGTAAAGCAATTGGGGAGATATATTATTAATCCTCAAGTTTCAAAGTCTTACAGACAAATCTTCTTTAATTCCTGGATCTATAATACTAGCACGAGATTCCAAATTGAAACTCTTAGTGGATCCACATTTACTCTTGCTGGTTCTATCGATAAATCCAGTCTAAAAGTTGGTGACGAAATTGAATTGTTACTTAGAAATACGAATACGGTTGTAGCACCCTCGCTGAAAGTTCAGACGGTCAATACGACACAGAATTCTATTACGGTAACTGGAACCTTTACGACATCAGGAACACTTTCTTACGATATTAGAAGAAAATTAAAAAGGGCACAAAGTACATCCGCGCCTATTACTGGTGGACAACTTCAGATCACATCTGATATCACAAATGCTTACATCGTAGAAGCTGAAGACTCTGCTAGCGAAAAAGAAGAGGCATTTATTGCGTCTAACTCTTTACCATCGTACCCTATTGCCACTAATAAAATTCGCGCTACTCTTACGAATGCAAGTGCAAGTGCGTTCCAAGGATATAATAGTTTAACCAATAAATTTACAATTCTGTCCTTCCCCTCCCCAGTTCCATTTGTTACTGGAGATGAAATTGTATATCTTCCAACACCAGGAACGCAAGTTATAAATGAACTGACTAGAGCAACTTATTTTGTTGAAGTACAGGCATTAAAAAACCAGATTAAATTATACCCATCTAGATCCTTTATCGCAACCTCAGATGCGATTGAGTTTACAAAACCAAGCAATCTAACTGGCACACATGATTTTGTAAGAGCAGATCAGGGTTCTAGAAGCATCTTCCCATCAAGAACTCTGAAAAGGTTTATTCTTGAGCAAGATTTAAAGAGTGGAAAAGAGCAGCAGACTACCTCAGAAAGAACTCGTGATGGTCAAACTGGTATTCTTATCAATGGTGTAGAAATTGTAAACTACAAATCGGATAAGGTCGTTTACTATGGACCATTAACTGATTTGCAGGTTGTCAATAATGGTACAGGTTATGATGTATTAAATGCTCCTGTAATTGAAATTGAGGGCGACTTAGTAGGTGCTAGAGCAAAAGCAAATGTGATTATTGAAGGTAATCTTGTCGATATTCTGGTAGATCCCGATGACTCCGACATTAAGAAGATTTCTTCAATTATCGTTAGTGGAGGAAATGGTTCTGGCGCTATTGTAGAGGCAGACACAAATCTTCAATTTAATGAACTTCTTTTTAATGCCGCCACTACTGCAAGTGGTGGAAATATTTCTCCAGGAATTAGTCAATTTGTTTTAACTACATCGCATGGATATAAAGATGGTGATCGTATCGTTTATGACAACAATGGTAGTTCAAACATCGGCATTGCTACTACTGGATCTGCTAGTGATGATTTAACGCTGGTTAATGGCGAGTCATATTATATTCGTACACAGACTGATAAGATTTTCTATCTACACAGAAATAAAGCAGATGCTATTAGTGGTATCAATACAGTAGGTATCTCGACAGCTGCTTCTGGTTCCAACTCAGGCATTCATATCTTTAGGGATTATGAACCAAAGAGAAAATTATCCAGAATTGTTATTGTAGATCCTGGAACTAAGTATTCTAACAGAATGGTTACCGTTGGACCATCTGGAATTAGTACTATTAGAGATTATGTCGAATTTAAAGATCATGGATTCTCTGATGGAGAGGTTGTTCATTATGGTATTACTTCTACTGGTGCCACGATCAGCGGTTTAAGTACATCTAAGCAATATCAGATTTTAACTCTTAATAAAGATCAGTTTAGGGT